CCAGGATTTCTGTCCTGGGGCGGTCACTTACCGGGACCCGGTCTTCCTTTGAAGGAATCCCTATTTCCGATAAGGTTGGCAATGGGACGGTTAAACCTCGTCCGCCCGACGGTCGACTCCATGCTCTCTACCAGTCGAGACGCCCCCCCCGGGGCCTCTCGGCCGCTAGGGATAGGGTCCTGCTATCTCACACAAACACAAAAATGCAAAATAAATTTACATTCCTGAGTCTGCGGGAGACAGCAGTATCAGAAGCATTCGAGCGATCCTGGATTAAACTCTATGAGTTTGTCCTAGGTGCTCTAAACACCCCGGTTGGCATCCTAACCTCAGTCTCTACCTTCTTTGTGAGGGTGGATAAGATCCACTTCACAAGGGGTAAGCCTGGTGTTAGTATGTACCTTAAGGAATGCACACGGTGCGTCCTGAAGTTCTTAGCGGGGAACCCTATTTCCAAGGGTCCTGTTAAGCTTCGGGACGGCCTGCCCTTACTCCTCCCCGGAATCCTCCGGTCGGGAATACGGAAAGGCAGCATCATGCACATTCGGGTGGCTCTGACATTGTTAGGGTTTGTCAGGACCATCTACCACTCCGGGCCTGTGAAGTTTCAGACTGTAACCGACCCTTCCGCTTGGGTTCTCCCAGAGAACCGGCGGATGGCCAAGTTACAGCGAGAGATCTCACACGCCCTGGGTGGGCTTGGGGTGCCGCGGTATCCTAGTAACCAGGAAGGTTCATCCGAGGTGCTTCATAGAAGCAACCGGATGGGCCCTAACGGTCACTCGGTACTCGCGGCCCATTGGGATGCTCGTGCTATCAGGGAAAGCACGCTTTGGCAGTCTTTCGTAGACTTGGCGCAGCATCTGGGCGCCCCAAACCTCCCTTCTAGAGTGACAACCTTGTCCCAGGTTACAGGACACTGGTTGGCGAGCCGCCCTTCTCTTACCCGGTTCTTACCAGAACACCAGATTGTATTGGGACGATTTGGTGTGAAGGATGAGCCGGGGGGGAAGAAGCGGTTATTCGCCATCAGTGATTACTGGACCCAATCCCTCTGTAAGCGTCTTCACGACTACCTTATGGCAGCCTTGAAGCGTTTACCGATGGACGGAACTTGGGATCAAGGACGTGCAGCGGACCGGGTTCGAGAGATGACTGGTCGAGGGATCAAATGCTTCGCATATGATCTTTCGGCAGCCACCGATCGATTCCCCGCTCGCTTCACGGAATTGGTCCTGGGGCAACTAACAAGTGCCAGTGCAGCTTCTGCTTGGTTGACCCTATTGACCGAGCGGGAGTACTGGTACAGAGGTAAGAGTTACCGCTACAACTGTGGACAGCCTATGGGCACGCTATCGTCGTGGGCCGCATTCGCGGTATCCCACCACGTAGTGGTCCAAATGGCTGCTCACAGGATCGGGCACGAGGGCTTGTTCTCCGACTACGCTCTTCTCGGAGATGACATCGTCATCTTCGATGGGGACGTAGCCGCAGAATACCTGGATCTCATGGCCTGGCTTGGAGTGACGATAAATCACGACAAGTCAGTCGTAGGCATTGGCCTCGCTGAATTCGCGAAGCGCCAATTCTACCAAGGTTATGAGATTACAGGGGCCCCCGGGAAGCTCATACGCTTGGCTGGACTGTTTCCCTCAGGATCTCGGATCCTTTGGGAGCATCTCCAGACAAGGGGGTATGAACTATCCTTGGCGTCGGTTCTCGCGTCCTATGCCGTACATACTCGAATTTTCGAGTATGTAAGGTTGTGGCGTTACCTGCTGATCTCTCTGGCGGGTCCCGGAACTCCGTTCTCACGGCAAGCACTGTGGGGCGGACTCTGGCGATCCTCCTGGGAGCCCTTGTTAGGGGTTGTCCTCGGAAGTTCTCCAGAGTTTGGTCCGGCTACCACTGCTTTAACCTCGACCGATAATCTTCCGATTATCGATCCGGATTGGAGTAGTTTGGGGATCGAACGCTGCTTCGAAATTCGTAGAATTAGGAGAGCGCGAGAGACCTGGGCACAGTGGCGGGCAGCTCTTGAGACTACATATGATTCACTGGTCCGTGGGTGGATCATATCTGGTCAACAAGAGCCGTTGGAAGTCCAGTCTGTACCAGAAATCGACCTTCGTATGGGTCGAGAGCTGATGCAGGCGGACCACCCAGCGAGGACCTTGGTGGACCAGCCACTGACTGAGGGAGTCAGTGACTGGGACATTACGGACCTTACCCGCCCTGTGCGGCCGTCGGACCGCCCTGTGATGGCAGTGGTCGGTATAGCCCCGGCCGGAGACCTCCAACTGTTGACCCGAGCGTCGGATGACACTCGGTTCGCAGTGGATGTTCTCCGGTCGATGGCGACTACCGTCCCGCTGCTGGTGGAATGGAACGAACCTGGTGCTCGTGAGGCCATCGCAGATGGTCTACTATTGGAAGTAGCCCAAGACTGCGAAGCTGTCAGAGTGCCAGGCTGGGTCCCAACCCCTTCTACAGGTCGGAAACGACGACTGCGGAAGTAACGTTGGGGGCAGCCGTTCCAGCACTCTTGAAGTGAGCACCGAAACGGTCCCACAGGGCCCATTGTAAGTTAGGCGGCGTACTGCCCCGGAGTCTCCTCCGGTTGAGTGCGCGGTAAACCTCGCTCTGGGCCCTACCCCCTACCCCAAGGCATATATCCGATTAAGGACACGCGGCCGCGTAAGAGGTCTACAGTAGTGGCTCTGTACCCCGTTGATGGTGGGGTAATGGCCTACCAGATGTGGTATATGTACT